CAAGTCCAGGACCAGTGCCAATGTTCATTGTCACTGCACCGACAGTGGGGAACGTGACGCTAGTGAACGACTTGAACGCGTTCTTCGTCGGTACGCCAGTTACGCCATTGAGGGCAATGTTCTCTGCAATCGGTTGACCGATGTAGTCATAGCCACGCAGTGTAACAGTGCCAGCACCTGCACCACTCAGTACTACAATAGCCAGACGACCGTAGAGTTCAGGGAACTCTATGACGCCACTGAGGTCGAATGTACCTGCACCAGCGACGTTGATAGCATTGCCTACAAGCGTTGCATTGGCTACTGCCGGTGCACCGAAGTTCACGCGTGTACCACCGTTGTAGTTCACATCTGCACTGTAGGCCATTGCAGGTACGTAGTTGTTTGCAAAGCGCGTAGTACCACGCGCATTCGCCATCACATTAGGCATCGTCGTCCTCCATCGTTACTACTTCATGTGCACCCGGCGGCCGTGGTCTATTCTGCGTCTTGCGCTGCACAATCTCCTTAGGCGACAAGTTGAATGTCTCAGGCACTCTCTCACCCGTATCCATGTCTACGCGATCAGGTGCATCCAATATGCCTAGTCTCTCCAACTGTTCCCTGTCGTCCTCTGCAACGAACATGCTGTGGCCCTGTGGGAAATAGATCATGTAGCCAGCTTTGAATTGCTCTTTGCGCGTAACCAGCTTGCGCGTAGTGATCTTCTTCTCAATGCCACCGGGTGTATTGATGACACGGACATCCTCTTCAATGTCCATGACCATACGCCAGAAGTTCCCACTGATGTACTCAGCTTGGTACGCTGGCTTGATGTCTGGCTGTGCCATCAGTTTGTGACTACTCCATGCGTTCTAAACGCACGCCACATGCACCACTGTCCCTCCCACACAACGCGGCTACCGACTGCATCCACGTTCCACGGCGCAACAAGCTCCTTCACCTTCATGTTGACACCACGCAACATGTGCAGCCTGAGGTAGCTGTCATTGATGAAGTAGGCATAGTTGACGGGGCAATCCTCGTCATACATCAGTGGAATGCCATTGTGCAGCACACCCTCAAACCCGAGGTCGAACATGCGCTTGCCGGCCTTACCCTCTGACAGTGGAATGGTCATCTTGTCTCTTACCGCCTGTCTATAGCTGCGGTAGATGTTACGGCCTACCAAGATAACCGCTGGCTTATCGCCCTTCAGCGTAAGGTCCATGAGCACATCGTCAAAGACCTCCTCAATGTTCGTGCTATCGAGTGCACCACCAAATACATACGCGCTAGTACGCCACTGCGTCTGTGATGCACGGTCAATGCCACCGAGTACACCGACAGTTGGATTGGTGGGGATCAGCGTGCCCAAGCCCAGTGGATCACTGCCACCACCAACTGCATACAGATACTGTGAGAACTTGTCCTTGATGCTCTCCTCAAGGACGTTCATCTTCTCCTTCATCAGCTTGAAGATGGCACTGCTGCCTTGGTTTTCATCCTGCTCCTGATCACTGATAATCACAGTGCCAGCAACGCGGCTATAGCCATACTCCACAGTGTCGAACTCGTTCGTCTGGTTGACAGGCAGTGGAGCATAGTAACTATAGCTCGTAACGTTCGGATTGCGTCCGACCGTCAGTGGATTGGTGATGTTGTAACCACCATCCTCGTACTCTACGCGATCATTGGCAAAGACCCATGCCATGAGAGCGTTGCTCTTGATCGCAGCCAATACCAGCTTGCGCCGGCTCTTAGTCAGTGTAGAGTGCAGCACCGTGGCTACACTCGGAATAACCGTACCAACGGGCATCTTGTTCCCCTACCTGTTAATTGCCCAGCATTCCACTATCATTCATCGCACTGCGAACGATGTCGCTCCACGATGCATTCTCACTGTACTGTCCATTTGCATCCGCGCGCGCTACTGCACCGTTGAGAGCACTCCTTGCTCCTGGCAACGGACGCGTCTGCTGGACATTGTGCTGTGTAGGCTGCTGGTAGGTAGGCTGCTGTCGCTGACTTAGCTGCGGCTTCAGCGGACGACTGTAATCGAGTCCATTACTCACTGCCCACTGGACCATCATTGTAAAGGCCCGGTCGAGCGTCATACCCGGTTCAGCCTGCAACATCTCACCAATCACGTCAAGGTTATGTTGCGCGGCCGGATTATAGCTGATGAACGTGTCGAGGGTCTGCTTAGCCTCAGCCTGTACACGAGCACTCTGTTGCTGGGCCTGATACACTTGTTGGAACGGTGCAAGCTTTGCATCCATCATGCGTGCGAATGCACCCATGTCCATACCCTGTGTCACACCCTCACTGAGGAATGGTATGTTGTAGCCCTTAGACTTCACCTCCTCAACCAGATACTGCAACGTGCGCACAGGGTCACGCATGAAGTCATTCATCACACGCAGCGCAATAACGTGCTGATCGGGCGTAATGCCCATCCTCTGCGCTTCACCCAACACGCTATTGCCAGTATTAATGGCAGTCTGCATCTGTTGCACTTGACCGCGCAACTGCTGGTTCTCACGCTGGTGTCGCTGTCCCTCTTCATACACACGGCGCTCAATGCCACCCTGTGCAACTGTTCTACCAGTTACAGGATCAACTAGATCACGTGTATTCGGGTTATCAGCGTTAGGAACCTCTAGCAGTCCATCGTGTCTACGGTGGACTACTTGTCCCTGCTGTCCGTCTTGTCCATAGACTTGTTGCGATGGGGCTGCGCTACTACTGCCACTACCACTGCCACCAGTATCACCACCACCGGCAGCATCATGGGAGCCACCATCTGCAACACCTCCTGCATCATCATGTATATCCGGTATACTGTTGAGGATGCCACTCTCCAGGTTCGTCTCGCTCATGGTCTGCTCCTACTGTATAGTCTGCTGCGGTTGCGTTGGTGGTTGTGCTCCACCAGTACCAGCAGCCGACTGGATGATCTGTTGGAATATCTGCTGTGGTGGCACACCCTGTTGCAGTGCCATGCCGATAGCTTTCAACATCTGCGGAGGCAACTGCTGTAAGAAGCCCGCTGCTTGACCAGCCATCTGTACTACAGGTGGAGCACCTTGTTGTGGTGGTGGTGCACCGCCTTGCGGTTGTTGTTGCCCAGACCCAGGTTGCCCCATCTGCTGCCCCGGTGCACCACCTTGTCCAGCTTGTATCACTTGCGCGACCTCAAGCTCTATCTGGTCCCAATCTTCCTTCTGGATCATGAAGTCATCGAATGCCTTGCTGAACATATCGAGTGTAGACTTCAACACAGTGCGTGGCGCTGCCTTAGCGAACTGCGCCAGCACTTGCCCCACCTGTACGGCTTCCTGCTTACGTGCCTGACTAGTCAACTTCTGTGTACTGCCACCGACACTGACAATCGACAACTTGGCAAAGTCACGTAGACCGTCTAGTGGCGCCCAGAACTGTGACACATCTAGACCAGTCAATTGCTGTACGATATTCTGATCCATGAATCGTAGACAGAGTTGGGCCAACTTCCAGCCCACATCTCCAATTGCATCCTCAATAGCATCCAGCCGCATATCCATGCGCATGTTACCGAGAGTACTATAGTAGTCGATTGCTCTGTTGGTGGTATTGGTCTTGAACTGTCCACCACGCTCTACCTCATTGGTTGCAGCTATTCGATCAATACTCTGGTAGAGGTCTTGCTTGTCGAATAGTTGGTTGAATGCAACACTAGGTGGAGGGATCGAGAACAACATCTTCTGTGGATCAATGCCCTCAGGCACACGGATCGGTGTTGCCTTAGCAACGTTACCATTGAGTATGCTGTCGGCCATCTCCTGTGTGATACCGGCATCTGGGTTGAAGAAGATGTTGCGTCGTGCCCACAGCAACGCTCTACGCTTCTCATCGTTGATCTCGTTGACTTGATCTTGCTGATCCAGGTAGTAGCTGACTTCACCCTTAGCGAACAATGCCACTGGGTTATCGTGGAACCACATCGGTGTCAGTGGGAAGAAGCCCTGCAAGTTATACGGATCATCCCATACCCAGATGGGCCACGTCCAATCATTGTCTGCATACATCTCTAGCCGACGCGTTACCTTATCCCACACGTACCAAATCTTCGTCCTCTTGGCCCTGTTGAACGACATCTGATCCTGGTACCCATACGCACTGTAATCGTTCTTACTAGACATGAATAAGTGGAAGTCGTCGCTGTCTGAGCCACCATCGTTGGTACCAGCATTGAGTATGTGAGTAGGCTCGAATATAGACGCAATCTCGTCGTCGGCATCAGGTATCTCATTCGGATCATCTGTATCCTTGGCACTGTCCTTAGACCGTACTCCGTACACTGCATTGATATACTCAGTAGGCAACATGTCCTCGACCATGACCCACTGTGCATCTACAAGATTGGGATCATTGTGATCAGGATCGATCAGCACTTGATGTGGCATCCGTATCCTTACGAATGGCCCACTAGGCTGCATAAACTCGATCTTCTCTTCCAGTGCAATCAGTGCACCCTCAATCGCCTTGATGTCAGTATCATCATCGGCATTAGCCAACTGCTGACTCAACTGCTGTAGATCACTCAGCGCTTGTTCACTGCTCTTGTCTTTGTTCGTATAGCCTACCTCGAACCACGCTCTATTGGTCAATAGTGTAATGAGTACATTACGCTTTGCCTTAGGCTTGAGGTTGACCCCAGGCGCAACCTTCATGTTGAACAGCACATTGATCAGGCGCTCTACCGCCCTACTGAATGCATCGTTGTTCTCGTTACTTGCGCCAGTTGCACTGTCTGCAACAGGCATTGGTGTTACACTGATGATCGGGTTCTTGGCGTAGAGTTCAGGCACCTGCGCATTGACGTTCGCGAATACGATGTTCTCTGTGCTGCTATGCTTCTCATTCAACCGACGCGCAATGTACCGATTACCGGAATAATCTGGATTGTTCGCACCAATGCCCTGATCTCTGTGTCCACTCTGGTCGTGATTGTAGTAACGAATTGCCTCATCCCATGCATCAGCAAGATCGCCCATCTGCTTCTTGCACTGGTCTCTACGACTGCGCCACAGTGGACCACGTTTACTGCTGACCGGAATACGTGACTCCGGCATAACCTTGTAGACTGGTAACGGTGCCTCAGCCTGTGCACCGGGTACACCACCTTCTACAAGTGATTGCTCAAGTGGACTAGTATCACTACCATCACCAAAACCAGCAGTAGCGTTACCGTCATCATTACGTGGGTCGCCTGTAGTACCACTCATCTACAACCCCGGTGCTGCTCTGTGTCTAGGCGATACACGCATCTTGTCACGCTCAATCTCATGCCATGACAACCATGCAGGTGGTGTATCTGGTCTACCAGTGAACTTGGCCAATCTTGGCCTACCACTCATTGCATACTTCCACATGTCCATTGCGTGGTCGTTGCGATCCACTGGTCGATCCGTTGTCTCATCGCCACCATCTCTAGCGAAGTAATACTCTGTTATCTCATCAATGAACCAATCGCAACGATCACTGACGTAGAAGTGTGGTGCAGGTATCAGGCTGGTGATTGGGTGCTCATGCATGCGCATCACTGCAAGATATTGCCAGTTCTTCTCAATGCCACTGTCAATATCCCTGTTGCCACGCTGCATGTTGATGCCCTCTTCCTTGAACATGTCAGCGACAGTGACACCGACTACAGACTTGCTGCCAGACTTGCGATTGAATATGTCAGGGTCTGCGTATACAGGTGGCACCGTATCGTATGCGACACCATGCTCAATGCGTACCCGCTTGATCTCTCTAGCTGCCTTGTTGACGCTTAGCTCTACCTGACGGAAGCCATCAATGAGGAACACGTTGCCATCGTCATCAGTGAAGAACAATCCGTAGCACGAATGACGTGCCAGACCGTGATCGTAACCTTCCATAAACTGTGGCTCGAAGCCACTCATACGCATCTGGTGCATATACCGAATGACATCATCATGACGCAGTATATGCTGCGTCTCATCGAAACTCGGATACACCAAGCCGGACAGTGCACCCCACCGACCAAATACAAATCGCTCACGCATCGACCCCGTATACGTAGCTAGCATCGTACGGATGTAGTCCTCACCTACATTCTCTACGTTCTCATACGTACTGCCCTCGAACAGTTCCACTATCGGCGTCGGCATTCCGTTACGCAGTATCGCCTTGCCCTGTTCGTCTACTTCACACAGTAGACGCGAATTGATTATACCCTTGTGAAGGTCCTGCAACGGCTTGACTATTTCTCTATAGCACCAATTGCGTGTAGGATTGAGTGTGGCCATGAACCACCGTGGACCTACCGCAGGCATTGTCTTATCGTTGCCCATGTAGTCAGTATTGCCACGCAGGCGGCCCAACAGGTCCATGAAGTCCTTATGACTGAACTCCGGGTCCTCCATCTGATCGACAATGATCCAGTCGTATGTCGCCGATAGCAAGTTAGACTTGGTCTCCTCAGTGTCCTTGCCACGCTGTGCCACATAGCGGAAGTTCACTGTACTGCCATTGGTCAGTATCAGCGTGTTGTCATCTTTAGTCGGTGAACGTTTTACCCAGTGCTTGGGGCACCACTTGATAAGCTCCTTGCGTATCGTATCATTGAGCTTCGGATACGTGCTCCGTGCAATCAGCCCATTGCAACCTGGATAGTCCATGCAAAGGCGCAGAGCCTTGATGCAAGTAGCAGTGGTCTTGCCATTGCCAAACCCACCACCAATGAACTGCACCTTTGCATGAGACTGCTGAAAGCGGTCCTGCATACCACCTTCAACAATCCTATACTTACGCTGTTCGTTCACTGCATGCGGCCGAAGTACACGGGTATCGGATTACTGGCGTTCTGTAGAATGTTTACAGTTGTAAGACCGGGATATAGTGCAAACACTACACCGTTCGCGCCCATATAGTGGGAGAACAGTGCACTACC